TAACGGTTTCATTCGCTTTTGTGAAGCGGAATTAACGTTAACGGATGGCTCAGATCTAACGCTGTTGCCTAGCTTCAAGCTATGGGCGGAACAAATCTTCGGTTGGTACTACTTTGTAGAGAGATCGGTGTTTGTCCCATCAACCAATAATCGCGGAGGTAAGTATGTTAGGAAGAGACTTAAGCGTCGCCTGGTAAACAAGCAATACCTAATCGTTGCCAGGGGTGCCGCCAAGTCCATGTACGGATCACTGATTCAAAACTACTTCCTAAATGTCAATACTGCCACAACACATCAGATTACAACCGCTCCAACCATGAAGCAGGCCGAAGAAATTATGTCTCCAATTCGTACAGCAATAGTAAGAGCTAGAGGACCACTCTATAAGTTCCTAACAGAAGGTTCTATTCAGAATACCACTGGTAATAGAGCATTAAGACAGAAATTAGCTTCTACTAAGAAAGGTATAGAGAACTTTCTTACTGGTTCTATTGTTGAAGTACGACCAATGTCTATTGATAAGCTTCAAGGACTACGTCCTCTAGTTGCTACTGTTGATGAATGGTTATCTGGAGACATCAGAGAAGATGTAGTTGGAGCAATTGAACAAGGAGCTTCAAAGTTAGATGACTATTTGATTCTTGCTATGAGTTCTGAAGGAACAATCCGAAACAGTAGTGGTGATACAATCAAAATGGAGTTAATGGACATCTTAAAAGGTGAATACATTAATCCTCATGTTTCCATTTGGTATTATAGATTAGATGAAGTAGAAGAAGTTAATGATCCTAGACTATGGATTAAGGCTAATCCAAATCTAGGAAAGACGGTCACATATGAAACTTATCAACGTGATGTAGAAAGAGCAGAGAAAGTGCCAGCTGCTAGGAACGACATCCTTGCAAAAAGGTTTGGGATTCCTATGGAAGGTTATACTTACTTCTTCACATATGAAGAAACTCTTCCTCATCGTAAACGAGATTTCTGGGAGATGCCCTGTGCCCTCGGCGCAGATCTATCTCAAGGTGATGACTTCTGTGCTTTCACTTTTTTGTTTCCATTACCAAACGGAAATTTTGGTGTGAAGACGAGATGTTACATTTCGTCTCTTACATTAAAGAAATTACCATTAGCAATGAGAACAAAGTACGAACAGTTCTTAGACGAGACAAGTCTTCAAGTATTAGAGGGGACTATTCTCGACATGACGGAGGTCTATGATGATCTAGATGCGTTCATTCTTAACTTGGGTTATGACGTACGTTGTCTGGGGTATGATCCCTATAATGCTCGCGAATTCGTTGAGCGTTGGGAGACTGAAAACGGTCCATTCGGAATAGAAAAAGTTATCCAAGGTGCTAAGACAGAAAGCGTTCCTTTGGGCGAATTGAAAACGTTGGCAGAAGAGAGAATGTTACTCTTTGACCAAGAGCTTATGACGTTTGCTATGGGTAATGCAATTACAATCGAAGATACTAATGGTAATAGAAAGCTATTGAAGAAACGTTATGATCAGAAGATCGATCCAGTCGCAGCGATGATGGACGCATACGTCGCATATAAAGTAAACAAAGATACATTCGAATAGGAGATATTTTAATCATGGAGAGTCAAGATCGTGCAAATAATATTAATGTTGAATCAGGAGTTACTGCTCACCCGGGAGTGTCCGTTGGAACGAAAGGATTATCAACACATTACAAAGTTGAAGCGTTTCGCGATGGAAAATTGTTATGGGTTGAAGAATTTGATAACCTGGTGGTTGATGTAGGACTAGATGATTCGCTTGATAAGCATTTAAAAGGTTCAGCGTATACAGCAGCGTGGTATGTTGGTCTGACAGATGGTACACCTTCATTTGCAGCGGGTGATACTATGGGTGGCGGTCATGCTGGCTGGACTGAAGAACAAACGTATGACGAAGCTGTTCGGCAGACATTGGTTCTTGGTGCTGTATCCGGCAAAAGCGTTGATAATAGCGCAAGCAAAGCAGTCTTCACCATTAGTGGTACCGCGACGTTTGGTGGCGCATTTGTTGTTAGTGATTCGACAAAAGGTGGAACTACTGGCATTCTGTATGGTGGTGGAGTTTTCAGTCAGGATCGTTCATTAATCGATAATGATGTCTTGAATGTAACAATTACTTGTACAGCCGCCGCGTCCTAACTAGGAGGTGAGCAATGGCACAGTTTGGTTATCCTATTTCAGACATATCGACTGGAGGTTGGACTTCTACTCCGCTATGGTCACAATTAGATGATAATAGCGATGCAGATTACATAACCTCTGCCAAGAATCCAACGGCCGATACATTTGAAAACGCATTAACCAGCACTCTTTCGGATCCTTTATCTGGTAGTGGACACATTATTAGAGTGAGAATGTACTGTTCAAAAGCTAGTAATGGCTCAGCCGATGTATCGCTTTATCAAGGTACAACGCTAATCGCTACATATAATATTCCGACTTTAGATACAGCATTTACTACGTATCCATATACTTTAACTAGTACGGAAGCAAATAGTATTACTGATTATACTAACTTACGTATTCGCGTTTCAGCTAATGGCACAGCAAATGCTTATGATTATTGTGCGTGGACAGAACTTGAGATTCCAGATGCTGTTACAGCTACTGAAGAAGCAGTAACTTTAACAGCGTATAAAGGCATTACAGATGCAAATTATGCCAGTGTGCCAGGAGCATCCTCCCTTGCAAAGTTTGTTGGAGAAAGTGCAACAACCCTCGCAAATGTACAAGAATCTGTGTTACAAGCTAAGAAGATATTTACAGTTTCAGCATCTAAAACGTCTGAATTTGAATCTGTCAGCTTAGCTAAATCAGCATTCTTAACTGTTTTAGAAGCTATTTGGGTAGCACCCGTGGAAGAGAGTGTATCTCTTGCAAAAGCTTTGGGGCTTAGTTCATCATTAGTGTTGGACATCTTCCAAAGTGTAAATCTGGCTAGATTTGCAGGTGTTACCCAAGCTTCTCAGGTAAATGTTAATGATTCTACGAGTTTAAACCGTATTAATACCATCCCATCAGCAAGTTTGGGAACACTTTATGATCTACTTAATCTTAATCGTACTGACGGATTAACGGTTTTAGAAGAGACACAAGGACAAACGGAAGAAAGTGTAATTCTTGCTATATTTAAAGGGATTGCGCAGAATTCCCAGGTAAATGTTAATGATTCTACGAGTTTAAACCGTATAAATACTATACCAGCTGGAGATCTTGGTACTATATTTGATCTAGTCAACCTTGGCTTAATAGATACTTTAAGTGTTCTAGAAGAAGCTCAAGGAACAACAGAAGAAGCCGTAATTCTTAATCGGTTTGGTGGACTTACAACTTTAGAAGACGTTCAAGGAGCTATCTATGAAACTGTAATTCTTAATAAATTGTTAGGAATTTCATCAATTTCTCAAGGTTTGGTAAACGACACCATTAATGTTAATGTTATATTTGGGTTAAACTCAGTGCAAGATGCAATTATTAATCAAGCAGTGAGTATGACCTCTGTTTATGGTTTAAGCCAAATAGAATTGCTAAGTGGCTTTGAATCTGTAGCTTTAACTAAAACTAATGGCATAGCGTTACTAGATAATGTAGTATTGTTCGATGATATTACTTTGCTGACAGCATTATTTGTGCTCGCCGCCCCAACTTCGAATTTTGAAATTGAGAAAGTTGGCGATGCTAATGTATATGCTGTACGGTTTCGAGATAAACGCTTTGGCGTTATATTTAGAGATAAACGTGCAAAAGGAGGATCATGACTATCCTACTACCAACTAAAGATCCAGATGACATAGAACCATATTTTATAGTGTGGTGTGATAAAGCAACTGGATTAAATGACGGAAGCAAGAAAGATAGTGGAATTCTCCAGGGAGCAACAATACAAACAGTTGCGTGGACAGTTCCTACCGATCTAACCAAGGAAAGTGAAAGCCAGGCAGCAATAACAATTGCTGGTATTAATTATTCTCAAGATACAGTCACCACAATTTGGTTATCTGGTGGAATAGCTCAGACTAGCTATGACTTAACTTGTGTTGTAACATTAAGTGACGGGAGAACGTTATCGCAAACAATCACGATTCCCGTGGGTGAAGCCTAATGACTTCAAAGAATAGAAAAATCATAACAGCTCCACCGGGTGATGAACCCATGTCTTTAGAAGAACTTTTAACTCTATTTAATGTTGATATGACTATTTGGAAAGTTGATAGATTCTTACCAAATTCATGGCCAATGGGGGTTAAAGTTGTAGAAAAAGATTTGGAGTTCGTTAATGGCATTATGACAGGATACATTAAAAGTTCTGGTGATATAAACACTAAGCGTTTATACCAAGCCAAAGCATGGCTATCTAGAATAGAGTTAATTCCTTCTAGAGTACCAATTCATAAAGTCATTGTTAACGTTCGTAAAACAAAAGCTCGAAAACCAAGAGCAACAAAGATGAAAACGGCTTTGGTATTACCAGATCCACAATTTGGTTTCCTAAAGCAAGTTAACAAACCTGGAGCGGTTCCCTTACATGATAGAACCGCTATAGATGCAGTTCATCAAGTAGCATTAGAAGTAAAACCAGATTCAATTATTTGGGCTGGTGATATTTTAGATCTTTCAGAATGGTCGACACATTATGTGCATCGACCAGAATTCCAAATGACAACGCAAGCCGCTTTAATAGAGGCAGCTTGGTATATTGGTAATTTTGTAGCTAGTTTTCCGTTCTCTGAACAAGTGGCTATGATAGGCAATCATGATGATCGTCTAGAAAACTATATGATTAAGAACATGAGACAGGCTTACATGATTCGTCCAGCAGATCAGTTATATTTGGAATCCATGATGGAAGTTGATAATTTACTTGGTTTATCAAGAATGGGCGTTCATTATGTCGGAAAGTATCCTGACGGTGAATGGTGGTTAAATGAATATTTAAAGGTTGTTCATGGCTCAGTGGCGCGAATTAGACCAGGCGCAACGGCTAGTTCCATTATACAAAATGTCACAGTTAGTCAAATTTTCGGTCATATTCATAGACAAGAAATAGTTTCAGAACGAGTTCTTGGTATGTATGAAGATCGACAGATTTGGGCAGCTAGTCCTGGTTGTTTATGCCACCTTGATGGTAGAGTTCCAGGTTCCACTAAGGATAGAAACTGGCAAAAAGGCGCTATGATTGTACAATACGATTCAAGCGGTTTTGTTGGTTTTCCAGAACTCATCAAGATACATGGAGACACCGCTATATTTAGAGGAAACAGTTATAAAGGTCGAGATCGATTTGAAGATCTAGTACAAAGTACAAAAGGACAATTCGATTGGGACACTTATAAACCCGTAGCCTTTATCTAAACAAGAAGGAAGGAGGTATAATGTAGTGCCAGATACAATTCTTACTAGAATTAGACGGGCCTGGAACATATTTAGATCTGGAGACGATTATGATCTCCAGGACATTGGCTCCGGTTATGGTTATAGACAAGACAGACTACTTCGATCGTTATATTCTAATGAAGGTTCGATGATTACCTCTATCTATAACCGAATTGGAATTGATGTGGCTGCAGTCGGTATACAGCACGTCCGTACTGACGAAAACGGCAAATACCTCGATGTTATTGACTCTGGTTTAAACAATTGTTTAACCGTTGAAGCGAACATTGATCAAAGTGGACGTGCATTTATGCAAGATGTGGTGATGTCGTTGTGTGATGAAGGTTCTATTGCTATAGTTCCAGTAGACACAACTTTTAATCCAGCAGTAACGGGTTCTTATGATATTCTCACAATGAGAGTCGCAAAGATACTGCAATGGTATCCAGAACATGTACAATTAGATCTCTACAATCAAACTACGGGTCGTTATCAGTTAATTACTTTGCCTAAAACTATGGTTGCTATTGTCGAGAATCCGTTATATTCTGTAATGAATGAACCTAATTCAACATTACGACGTCTGATCGAAAAAATTAATCTCTTAGATGTCATTGATAAACAAAGTGGTTCAGGTAAGTTAGATTTACTTATCCAGTTACCATACGTTCTCAAGACAGAAAAGCGAATACAGCAGGCCGAGAACCGCCGCGATATGATCGAAAGCCAATTAAAGGATTCTCAGTATGGTATTGCTTATGTTGATGCGACAGAAAAGATCACACAACTTAATAGACCAGCCGAGAATAATTTAATGGCCCAAATCGAATACTTAACGAGTATGCTATGGAGCCAGTTAGGATTGACGAAGGAAGTTTTCGATGGGACCGCGGATGAAACAGCTATGATAAACTATTGGAGTAGAACTATCGAACCGTTTCTGGCGGCTATTACGGATGCTATGTCACGCACATTTCTCACAAAGACTGCTCGAACACAAGGGCAAAGAATTATAGCTGTGAGAGATCCGTTTAGACTTGTACCTGCTTCGCTGTTAGCTGAAATGGCTGACAAGTTTACTCGTAATGAGATTGTTTCCAGTAATGAGTTCCGTCAAGTACTTGGTATGAAGCCTAGTAAAGATCCGAGAGCTGATGAACTGCGTAACAAGAATCTGAACGAGGCAGCAGAAGAGACTATACAAGTAAATTCTAAGAAAGAAGGGAGTACAGATAATGCCAAATCCTAATTTCGATTTTGGTGGTTATGCTACCAAGAACGATCTTAAATGCAGTGATGGTCGCATTATTATGCGCGATGCATTTAAGCACCAAGATGGTGTGACTGTTCCCTTGGTGTGGCAGCATCTACACGATGAGCCCGCCAATGTGCTCGGTCACGCAGTTCTTGAAAATCGTGAAGATGGCGTTTATGCGTATGCATATTTCAACGACTCAGCCGCTGCGGTTGAGGCGAAGGAATTAGTAAAACACAAAGACGTTTCATTCTTATCGATTTATGCAAATCAATTAATTGAAAAGTCCAAGCAAGTTATGCACGGTATCATCCGTGAAGTTAGCTTGGTTCTTTCGGGTGCAAATCCTGGCGCACTAATTGATTATGTTGCGGTACAACACGCTGATGGTGAAGTCATTGAATCAGAAGATGAAGCAGTGATTTATACTGGTATTGAATTAGAGGTTGCTGAACCGCAGAAAGAAGAAAAAGAAGACGAAGAGCTCGAACACGCTGAAGGCGAAGAAGAGACTGTAGGAGATGTCTTCGAATCATTATCCGATAAGCAGAAAGAAGCCGTTTATGCTATTATCGGGCAACTATTAGAATCCGGCGACATCGAACACAGCGCCGAAAATACCTCAAACCCTGAAGAAGGAGAAATTCAAATCATGAAAAAGAATGTGTTTGACAACCGCGAAACTCAACGCGGTCCAGTTCTGAGTCGCGATGACTTCAAAGCAATCATGGAAAAGGGTCAACGATTGGGCTCATTGCGAGAGGGATATTTGGCCCATATCGCAACTCTTCCTGAGGAAACCCAGGCATTGATTCATGCTGGTACTTATGGCATCGACGATATCGATTATTTATTTCCAGACGCTCGCAATGTTACCAAGGAACCAACTTGGGTAGCACGTCGTATGGAGTGGGTTTCGGCAGTTATGGGTGGCGTGCGTCACTCGCCGTTTTCCAGAATCAAATCACTGCATGCTGACATCACCGCTGATGAAGCACGCGCTAAAGGTTATGTGACTGGCGATCTAAAGGTTGAAGAAGTCTTCCCGATTCTTCGCCGGACGACAACCCCAACAACCGTATATAAGAAACAGAAACTCGATCGTGATGACATTCTGGATATTACGGATTTCAATGTCGTTGCTTGGCTGAAGCGCGAAATGCGTGTCATGCTGGACGAGGAACTCGCTCGCGCAATTCTTGTTGGTGATGGACGCTCTGGCGTTGCCACCGACAAAATTGATGAAACCTCTATTCGCCCAATTTGGACTGAAGACCAGGTTGTTTATGCTCACCAGGAAGTGGCAGCATTTGCTGATACAACCGAAGATTTGATCGATGATATTATCGGTCTGCGCGTTGAGTATCGTGGTTCTGGTTCACCGGATTGCTTCATGGCCCCCAGTCTCGTAACTGCTATGCTGTTACTGCGCGACACCCAGGGCTATCGCATGTATAAGTCTCTTGCCGAGTTGGCTGCAGAAATGCGCGTTAACCGGATCATCGAAGTTCCTGTGATGGAAGGTCTGGTTCATACCCCTGTTGCGACTGAGTACGCTCTGCGCGCCATCATCGTCAACCTGTCTGACTACACTGTTGGTGCAGATGCTGGTGGAGAAGTTAACATGTTTGATGACTTCGATATCGACTACAACCAGCAGAAGTACCTGATCGAAACTCGCATTTCTGGCGCCCTGACGGTCCCCAAGAGCGCGATGATTCTCGAACAGCTGACTTCCTAATCATATTTAGGAGTTTAACATGGCAAAGTTTTCAGGAACGGTAGGATTTATCGATTACGTTGAAACTTCGCCAGGTGTTTATGCCGAGGATGTTGTGGAGAGACCCTACAAAGGTGATATTCTCCGCAACACCCAGGCATGGCAGGATAGCGAACATCTCAATGATGATTTCGTCATTAATAACCGATTTAGTATAGTTTCAGACGCGTATGCGTATGCGAACTATTCACGCATCCGTTTCATTCGATGGATGGATGTTGCCTGGAAGGTTAGTAGTGTTGAAATCAAAAGGCCACGTATGATATTAATGGTAAAGGGGGAGTATAATGGGTAGTAGAGCAGATTTACATGATGTGCTTATAGCAATAGTGCCTAATGCATACTTCCAGCCTCCTCCTTCCATTAGTATGACGTATCCGTGTATTGTCTATCAGCTTGACGACATCGATACTGACTTTGCCAACAACTTTCCTTACAACTTGCAAAAAGGGTATAAACTCACGGTCATTGATCCGAATCCTGAGTCTACTATACCAGATCAAGTTGCTATGTTGCCGACGGCATCGTTCGATCGATTCTATACGGCAGACAATCTAAACCATTATGTATTTACAATCTACTTTTAAGGAGATCAATCATGGCAGTATTAACATGGGATGGCTCTGGTGAACGCTTCTTCGAAACCGGTATCGATAAGGGTGTTTTATATCCTATTGATTCCAATGGCGATTACCCTTTGGGTGTTGCCTGGAACGGTCTTGTAAGCGTTACCGAAAGTCCTTCCGGTGCAGAGCCAACTGCTCTGTATGCAGATAATATTAAGTATCTAACCCTGGTTTCAGCTGAAGAGTTTGGCTGCACAATCGAGGCATACACGTACCCCGACGAATTCGCAGAATGCGATGGTTCGGTCGAAGCTGGTTTGGCTGTTGGTACGTTCCTTGGTCAGCAACCCCGCAAAGTCTTTGGTCTTTGCTTTCGTACGAAAGTTGGCAATGATGTTGATGGAGATCTTGCGTATAAACTTCATCTGATTTATGGTTGCTTGGCTTCGCCTTCTGAAAAGAACTATCAGTCAGTTAATGACTCACCAGAAGCAATCACCTTCAGTTGGGAAGTTAGTACGACTCCTCCCACTGTAACCGGATACCAACCCACGGCTCAGATTATCATCGATAGTCGAACCGCGGATCCCACCGCCCTGGCAGCTCTTGAGCTGATCCTGTACGGTGACGTAGCCGTTGACCCCGAGTTGCCACTACCGGACGCGGTGATCACGGCAATGACGCCCTAACACCTACTAGGCGTTCTTCCTCCTCGAGGACCCCCTGGAGCCGATCTGGGGGGTCCTTCATAAAATTTTGAAAGGAGTTTCAATGTTAAAGAAAGTAATTAAGTATAAAGACTTTAATGGCACCGAACGAGAAGAGACCTTTTACTTTAACCTTAGCAAAGTAGAAGTAGCAGAGATGGAAATGTCTGTCTCTGGTGGTTGGGTTGCCTGGGTCGAAAAAGTTGTTGAGGCTCAGAGTGAGCCCGAACTTATTAAGATCTTTAAAGAGGTCATCCTCAAGTCCTATGGTGAAAAGTCTCCAGATGGTCGACGTTTCATTAAAAGTGAGGAACTCAGCAAAGCTTTTTCTGAGACTGGAGCTTTTGAAGTATTGTTTATGGAGATGGCAACAAATGCCGATGCTGCTGCTGCTTTCTTCAATGGAATAGTTCCAGAAGCTGATTGAAAACCGTCAAAATGGAAGGAGACTAGGAATGTTAACAATTACGATTCCGGATCAAGAATGGTTTAATGATGTCACGCAAGAGTTTGTTACCATAAAAGGCCGGGACTTAACCCTGGAACATTCTCTAGTCTCCCTTGCTAAATGGGAAAGTCTTTTTCACAAACCATTCTTGACTAGAGAAGAGAAAACTCGTAGTGAAACGCTTAATTACATTAAGTGCATGACTATCACGCAAAATGTAGATGATATACTTTATAAAGCGATAGATGCCACTACAATAGCACAAGTTAGTGCATACATCGAAAATCCGATGACTGCAACTACATTTACAGAAAGTGAACAAAAACAAAAAGTTAATCGCGATGTAATTACTGCTGAAATTATTTATTATTGGATGATTGCTTTAACTATTCCAATGGAATGCCAGAAATGGCATTTAAATCGTTTATTAACTTTAATTAATGTATGTAACATAAAGAATCAGCCCAAAAAGATGTCAAAGAGTGAGATTCTAAGACGTAATAGAGCCCTCAATGCCCAACGTAGGCAACAACTTAATACTCGAGGGTAGTATAATGATAACTTTTACACATAAAGGAAGTTTCAAAAACACTGAGAGATTTCTTTCTAAAGCAAAAGATCTTCAAGTTATGGACATTCTTAGACGTTATGGACAAGAAGGTGTTACAAGATTGGGACTAGCAACCCCTTATGATAGTGGTATAACTGCTAATTCTTGGGATTATAACATTAGCAAATCGAATTGGGGATACACCATAACCTGGAGCAATTCAAATAGGAATGGTACAGCAAACATAGCCATTCTTATACAGTATGGACATGGTACAGGTACTGGTGGGTATGTGCCTCCGTATGATTATATTAACCCCGCCATGAAACCTATATTTGATGAAATAGCAGAAGAAATCTGGAAGGAGGTATCTCGTTTATGAGCTCTACTGTTGATAATCGTGTTGTTGAGATGGGCTTCAACAATAGTCAGTTCGAAAAAGGAGTAAAACAAAGTACTGAATCCCTTGATAGTTTAAAGAAAAGCTTAGATCTAACAGAAGCAGCTAAAGGACTTAATGCTTTAGATTCAGCTGGTAAGAACGTTGATCTTAGCAAGATAGCAAGTGGCGTTGAATCAGTACAAAGTAGATTTTCTGCTCTTGGCGTTATTGGTATGACAGTTCTAATGAACCTTGCAAATGCTGCTGTAGACTTTGGTAAGAAGATAGTTTCTGGCATGCTTGATCCATTAAAATCTGGTTTTTCAGAGTATGAGACTCAGATGAATGCGATTCAGACTGTGTTGGCTAACACTGAATCAAAAGGTACAACTCTTGATGATGTAAAAGAAGCCCTAAATGAGTTGAACACTTACGCAGACAAAACTATTTATAACTTTACCGAGATGACGCGGAATATAGGTACATTTACCGCCGCAGGTGTAGATCTGGATACATCAGTTTCTGCCATTAAAGGCATTGCTAACTTGGCAGCTGTATCTGGTTCTACAGCACTTCAAGCTAGTACTGGAATGTATCAATTATCTCAAGCAATAGCCTCTGGTACTGTTCGTTTGCAAGACTGGAATTCTGTACAAAATGCTGGTATGGGAGGCGAAGTATTTCAACAATCTCTATTAGAAACCGCTAGAGTTCACGGTATTGCGGTTGATGACATGATAGAGAGAGAAGGAACATTTAGAGCTTCTTTGGCTAGTGGTTGGTTATCTACTGACGTATTACTTGAAACTTTATCTAAGTTTACTGGTGATTTAACGGCAGCACAGCTTGAAACTATGGGCTATACCGAAGATCAGATTGAAGGCATTTTAAAATTAGGTCAAACTGCTAATGATTCAGCCACAAAAGTGAAAACCTTTACTCAACTGACAGAAACTTTACAAGAAGCAATGGGCTCTGGTTGGACTCAAACGTGGCAGCTCATTCTGGGTGACTTTGAAGAAGCTAAAGCATTATTTACAGAAATCAGCGATAAACTTGGAGCCATCGTTCAAGCTAGTTCGGACTCCAGGAATGCCGTTGTACAAAGTTGGAGAGATCAAGGTGGTAGAGATGCCGCTATTCAGACATTAAGAAATTCTTTTGATGCATTGATTCTTGCTATGGGAACAATAGGTGATGCTTGGAGAAGCGTTTTTCCTCCGGGGGATCTTGGAGGAAAACTAGCTCAAATCACTAAGAATATAGAAGCTTTTAGCGCTCGTTTAATTATGAGCGAAGAGACCGCGGATAAAGTGCAAAACATATTTCAAGGTCTATTCTCTATACTTGCCATTGGTAAAGAAGTACTAGAAGGTTTATTAGGTCCACTATTGCAATTTGCTGGGGGTATTAGTGTTGATGGTGGTGGCGTACTAGATTTTCTAGATGGATTGGCTGACCGTATAACTGAATTTCGTAATACTGGGAACATTGCCGAATCTGTTTCTACTGCGTTATATTCTCTAATCGACAAAGTGCAAGAGTTTGGGGTAAGAGTATACTATGCATTGGAGTATGTTAAAGAGAGAATTCAAGAAGTAAGAGATTGGTTTACTGGTATATTTGATAGTGTTGATTTCTCTCCAGTCAGCGAATTCTTTGATAAAATTGAAGTACGATTTGAACCTTTTACAGCATTAGCAAAAGGTACTGTTGGTATCTTGGGCTTGATGTTAAAAGCCATTGCGGGTGCAATTCCTTATATTTTTAGATTTGCAAGTTTCGTTGGTGAATTTATTGGCGGATTAGCAGATTCTATTTATGAAGGAATGAAGGACATCGATTTCGTAAAGATATTTGATGTTATAAATACTGGTTTAATTGGTGCCCTCATACTGGCCATTCGCAATTTTGTGAATTCTGGTGGGGGTTTACTGGATTCTGCTGGTGGAATGTTCGAAGGCGTTACGAATATTTTGGATGGTGTTCGAGGTTCGCTTGAGGCTTATCAGCAAAATCTCAAAGCAAAGACATTAATGATGATTGCTATAGCGGTTGGTATATTAGCTGCTTCTCTCGTGGCTTTGTCTTTGATTGACTCTGCTAAACTTACAATTGCGCTTGGTATTGTAACTGGATTATTTGTAGATCTAATCGGCGCAATGACAGCATTTGGTAAAGTTGGCGGAGGTGGATTAACACAATCGCTCGGATTAATAGCTCTTTCTACAGCTTTGCTAGTTCTTTCTGTAGCGTTAGGACGATTAGCATCGATAGATCCTGGGAGAATGCAACAGGGTTTAAGCTCTATTTACGCCTTAACTGCCACGATGATCATATTTAGTAAGTTAATGAGTGGTACTTCCACTGGTAATGTGATCAAAGGTGCAGTAGCACTTGGTGTATATGCTTTAGCTATATTACTATTAGCACAATCTGTAAAATCTCTTGGAGCTATTGATCAAGCAGAACTAACTCGTGGATTACTTGGCGTTGGCGCTTTATTAGCTGAAATAGCTATATTTATGCGCTTAATTGGAGAAGGTGGCACGAGCGTTAAAGCTGGTTTAGCCATGATTGGCATGGCAGCGGCTATAATGCTTATGGCTAACTCTGTGCAAAAGTTTGGTGAGATGGATGTTGCTGTGTTACAGCAAGGTCTAGTTACCATGGGCGTTATATTTGCAGAGATAGCAGCCTTTACTAGACTCGTGGGTGATCCGAAACGAATGATCTCTACTGCTGTTTCCGTGACCATCATAGCAGCTGCTATGTATATTTTAGTAGATGTTATGGGGAGACTTGGCAAGTTGTCTTGGGAAGAGATTGGTAAGGGATTAGCTGGAATTGGTGGAGCATTATTGATCATCGCAGTGGCCGTAAGGTCGTTGCCATCAAACATGCTCTTGCAAAGCATAGCTCTTGTGGCTGTAGCTGGTGCTATAGCTATATTAGGAAAAACGCTCGAACAGATGGGACAGATGGACTGGATTGAATTAGGTAAAGGTCTTGTAGCTTTAGCTGGATCTTTACTGATAATTACAGTTGCTCTTTATGCTATGTCTGGAACCCTTGCTGGTAGTGCGGCACTCCTAGTTGCGGCTGGTGCTTTATGGGTGTTGGCTGGCGTTATGCAAACACTAGGTAACATGGGTCTAGCAGAGATTGGTATTGCCTTACTGGCTTTGGTCGGCGTATTTGTCGTTCTTGGTCTTGCTGGGTTATTACTTACACCTCTGGTACCAACATTACTAGGTTTGGGTGCATCCATGTTCCTAATCGGTGCTGGCGCAGCTTTAATAGGTGCAGGTCTGTTACTGTTTGCGACTGGCTTATCTTTACTAGCTGCTAGTGGTATGGCTGCAGCTTTGGCTATTGTTGGTATGGTTACTACTATATTAGGTCTTATACCCGTTGTAATTAACGTGCTTATTGATACTCTTATCGTATTTGCAGAGGGAATTATTAGGGCTACTCCTGTTGTAGCAGAAGCCATATTAGGTTTATTAATGGCTGTCTTAGACATCATTATTCAAACAACGCCAAAGTTGTATAAAGCTCTAGATCTACTTCTTACAGCGCTTATTCAATTAATATCAGATCATGTTCCAGATTTTATCGAAGTTGTTGTTGATTTACTCGTGAATCTTCTACAAACAATCGCAGATAGACTTCCTGAGTTTATACAGGCAGGCTTCGATATTTTAATAGGATTTTTAGAAGGAATCCGGGATAACATTGGCGAAGTAGTTATAGTGGCAGTTGATATTGTTACCAACTTCATAGATGCTATTGCTAAAAAGTTACCTGATATTGTTGAATCTGGTTGGAATTTGATACTTTCATTTCTTGACGCTATGATCGATAGCGTTGAAGATAATATGGAAAAACTATTAACGAAGATTGGAGAACTTGCATCAGCAATTATAGATGGTATGGTACGTGGTCTAGTTGCTGGAGCTGGTAAAATCATTTCGACGCTAGTAAGTTTGGTACTAGATGCGTGGGAAGCTGCAAAGAACGCAATTGGTATGGATTCACCAGCAAAGAAGTTTATTCTTATTGGTAAAGCCATGGTCGAAGGTGTTGTAAAAGGCGTCAAAAATCTTGGCCATCAAGTACCAAGAGAAGCTAAGAAGGTTGCGGATGCAACAGTTACTGCCATGTCAAAAGCTGTTAGTGCAATTACAGATGGTGTAGACGCAAACATGGACATGAATCCAACAATTCGTCCGGTTGTAGATATGAGCGATGTCATACAAAGTGGATTGATGGTTGATGATATATTTGGAAATAAATCTATGTCTTTGGCCACAGTTGCAGCAACAACAAGCAAAGTTCCAGTTTCAATAGTAGACAATGAGGGCAATCCCATTGGTACAACATCTATTGAGATGAATCAATACAATTACTCACCAAAAGCGTTGTCTCGTATTGAGATTTACAGACAGACGCGAAATCAATTACGTGGTGTGAAAGGATTATTAAACTCATGATTAATTCAATAACCGTCACAAACCACTTAAACGAATCTCTAACTATAGAACTAAGGAGCCCCGAGCAATCGGGGTTCATAGTTCTTAGCGCGGAAGGTCTAGGTCCAAGTAAAGCTGATATTGCGCTTACAGAACGAGCGGGTATTGATGGTTCGTTATATAATTCAGCTAGGGTTACGCCTAGAAACGCTGTATTAATGTTTAGGTTTTATCCCGGACAAGACATTGAAGCACTTAGACAAAAATCATATAAATATTTTCCATTAAAAAGACAGATAACTTTGCAAATAGAAACTGAACATAGAATAGCAAAGGGTGTTTGCTATGTAGAGTCTAATGAACCAGACATATTTAGCAGTGAAGAAGGTTGTTCTATTTCTCTTTTGTTTCCTGATTCATATTTATATGATTACTTTGCACAACAAACGGTTTTCTCTTCATTAAACCCATTATTTGAATTTCCATTTTCTAATGAATCACTGGTATCTCCATTAATAGAGTTTAGTGAATTGAACATAGAAACTACAAAAACGGTTGTATATGCTGGAGATGCTCCTACTGGTTTGTTGTTACATATCCATGCCTCGGGTTCTGCAAGTGGTGTCACAATAACCGAAACAGTAACATTAGATCAAATTGCCATTGATAGTACAAAATTGGCAACAATAACTGGATCTGATATAGTTGCTGGAGATGATATTTGGATCTCAACAGTAAAGGGTAATAAGTATGCCATTCTTGAAAGAGGGGCTAATACTTATAATATTCTAAGTTGTCTTGGTTCATCACCAACGTGGTTTCAATTAGAAAAAGGAGACAATGTGTATGCATATACAGCTACATCAGGTCTTTCTAATTTACAATTTGAAATCCTTAACGAAACAGCATATGAGGGAATTTAATTATGGAGATTATACTTCTAGATGAAAACTTTTTAGAACTTCATGTTCTCGACGTATTTAAATCCCTCATATGGACTGATAGATATTGGGAAGCTGGAGATTTTGAAATTGTTGCTGCTCCAGTAGATAATCTTTTAACACTTTTGGGAAACACAAAATATCTTGCATTGGCTCAGTCTCCTCATCATATGATTCTTGAAGATTTTAATATTCATTCAGACATAGAAGATGGAAATAAATTAGTAATGACTGGTCGTTCTTTAGAATCTATACTAGATTATAGAATTGTTTGGAATGCCATAGCAATGAGCGGAAGTTTACAAAATGAAGTTGAAAGACTATTAGATGATAATTTAATAGCTCCAACAGATACTTTACGAGAAATTTCTGACTTTATATTTGTAACTAATGCCGATACTGCAATAACCTCTCTAACTGTCGATACACAATTCAATGGGGAATCTGTTTATGAAGTTCTATCAAAATTATGTAAAGCTCATGGAATTGGTTTTCAAATAACACGAGATGTTGCAGATGGACAATGGGACTTTATGCTTTATGCTGGTAAAGACAGATCTTATTCACAAACTACGAATGAGTATGTTGCTTTTACTTCTAATCTTGATAATTTACTAAATGCAGATTATATAGAAAGTTCTAGACCATTAAGGACTGTGTGTTTGGTCGCTGGCTCTCAAGGAGTTGGAAGTATACGAACTACAGCAACTGTCTTTGCTCCTGGTAGTTCAACGCTATCAGATCTTGCTAGAAGGGAGTTATATTTTGAAGCTAATGTTTCTAGAAATACTCCAGATGGAGAATTATCTGAATCCGAATACGTCGCGCAACTAGAAGGTCGTGGAACAGAAGAACTTGCAAAGAATGTATATTTAAAAGCATTTGATGGCGAGATTGACACCACAATGTACAACTATGGCGATGAGTTTGGTATGGGTGATATTCTCCAGATTGCAGATGATTATGGCCATGAGACAGACTCAAGAGTTGTAGAAATAACGTATTCTCAAGACGAGGATAGTATTTCAATTTATCCCACGTTTGAAACTGTATAATAGAAGGAGAAACTAATGACTCTTACTTACGGATTTTATGACTCTAGTTCTTCTGATCGAGTATACAATGCTAAACAGTTTGGTAGTATATTTGATGGAATTATAGAAGATGGAGTTTATGCTGGTATCGGCGGAAAACTTATGGTTACCGAAGATTCACCAGTAAGTATGGACGTAATCGTTGGTGATGGTAGAGCCTGGTTTGACCATACCTGGACATTAAACGATGCAGCCCTAACTAAAACCATTGCAACTGCCGATGCATTATTAAATCGTATCGACGTTGTATATTTAGAAGTTAATGAATCAACCAGGACAAATTCAATAGCTGTTCTTACAGGAACCCCTGCAAGTACGCCAGTCGCACCAACGTTGACGCAAACTTCGACAGTTCATCAATATCCTCTTGCACACGTTTACGTCGGCGCAGCCGTTACGTCAATTACGCAAGCTAATATTACAAATAAGGTCGGAACAACTGCGACACCATTTGTTGCTGGTATCATTGATTATGTAACAACTAATGAAATTCTTGCACAATGGGAAGCAGAATGGGAACAATGGTTTAACGATATTAAAGACCAATTATCAACGGAAGCAGAAACAAATCTTCAGAATCAAATCTGGGATCTTGCTGGGGTTGGATCTGGCGCGCCTCCATATGCTGATGATATGGTTACATTATCTACTCA